TGAAACAACTGATAAAAAAATACGAACCCGGTCATGCAGCGTTTGTGACACGGGCAGCAGTGGCAGAACGGTATTACCGGAATGAGACAGATATTTTATTCCGGGATAAGCCAAAAGAAGAAAAAGAGGAAGCGGACAATCCCTTGCGCAATGCAGACAACCGGATTCCCCGGAACTTCCACGGATTGATCGTGAATCAGAAAGCATCATATGCATTTACTGCACCGCCGTTGTTTGACGTAGGAAGTACCACGAGCAATAAGCGTATCACGGAAGCCCTGGGGGATGAATATGCCAAGAATTGCATGGAATTGTGCATCAATGCGGCAAATGCTTCTATCGGCTGGGTGCATTACTGGCAGGGAGAAAATGGTTTTGAGTGGGCGGTAGTTCCGTCTGCACAGATCATCCCGGTATTTAACCGGAGCCTGAAAAGGCGGCTGATCGGAACCATGCGTGTGTATCCGGACATTGACGAGAATACCGGTGATAACTATACCGTGTATGAATACTGGACGGATACAGAGTGCCAGGCATTCCGGAGAAGAACCGGTGATGCACTGGATCTGCTGACATACTATGACATGTTTGCGTATCCGGACAGTGGGGATATGGCTGCCAGTTACCGGCATGATTTTGGGGAAGTGCCATTTATCCCATTTTATAACAATAATATACATACAGATGATCTGCGAAACATAAAGCCGCTGATAGACGTATATGATAAGGTCTACAGCGGTTTTATTAATGATCTGGACGATATACAGGAACTGATTTTCGTATTGTCCGGATATGGCGGTGAAGATCTGAACAGTTTTCTTTCTGATTTGAAAAAATACAAGACTATCAAAGTAGATGGGGATGAGGGCGGTGCAGTATCAACACTTAATATTGAGATCCCGATTGAAGCCAGAAACAGCGTCTTAGAAGCCACCAGAAAGGCAATCTTCGAACAAGGGCAGGGATTCGATCCACAGCCAGAGAACTTCGGAAACCAGTCAGGTGAAGCACTGAAATTTATGTATTCACTGCTGGAGATGAAAACAGGACTTATGGAGACAGAATTTAAACTTGGTTTTGCACGTCTTGTCCGGGCGGTCTGTAGGAGCCTTGGCATCCAGTGCAACACCATTATACAGACATGGACCCGTACTTGTATCAAGAATGATACGGAGCAGGCACAGATATGCAGGGATTCGGTTGGCATTGTCAGTAAAAAGACGATCCTGAAAAATCATCCGTTGGTCGAAGATGCTGATGAGGAATTGAAGCAGATAGAAAAAGAAGAGAAAGAGGCACAGGAGAAAGCGGATGCTTACACCGGAGCCTTTGGACAGTCACAAAAGGATGATCCGGCGAAGAAAGATAATCAAGAAAAGAACAATGATCCAAAAAACATGGAATAAAGGAACGGGGCAGGTGATCGCATGGGTAAACGGACAGGTAAATACTGGCAGGAACGTTTTAAACAGATGGAGCAGGCACAGCACGATACTTCGTTTCAGAAAGTGCAGGAAATTCAGGAGCAGTTTGACAGATCCCTTGCGGCAATTAATGCAAAGATCAATTCCTGGTATCAGAGACTTGCAGATAACAATGGTGTATCTATGCAGGAAGCACGGAAACTGCTGAATGCAGGAGAACTGAAAGAATTTCACTGGAATGTTGAGCAATATATCAGATATGGACAGGAAAATAAAAAAAACGGAGAATGGGAGCAGCAGTTAGAAAATGCATCTGTGAGGGTGCATATCAGCAGACTGGAAGCCTTAAAACTTGAAATACAGCAGGAAGCAGAAAAGTTGTATGGAAACTGCATCGATGCAATAGATCAGCATATTAGGAATACATATACCTCTGATTTTTACCATACTGCCTATGAAATACAAAAAGGTGTCGGCATTGGCACGACCATAAACCGGCTGGATTCAAGAACCGTGGAGATGATCGTATGTAAACCCTGGGCGGTGGATGGAAAGAACTTTTCAGACCGCCTGTGGGAGAATAAGACAAAGCTGATCAATCAGCTGCATAACAGTCTATCGCGCATGTGCATCACAGGAGAAGCACCAGACCGGGCTATTGCAGAGATTGCCAAGAAGATGAAAGTATCTAGGGCACAGGCGGGCAGGGTAGTCATGACGGAATCTGCGGCATTTGCAAATAAGGCAAGACAGGACTGCATGAAAGAGTTGGATGTGCAGCAGTTTGAAATCATGGAGACATTAGACAGCCATACATGTGAGTTTTGTGGATCCATGGATCTGAAACATTTCCCCATGAAAGACTTTCAGATCGGTTTGACTGCACCGCCGTTCCATCCAAACTGCCGTGGCTGTACCTGTCCATATTTTGATGATGAATTTGACAGCGTGGGAGAGCGTGCGGCGAGAGGAGAGGATGGAAAGACCTATTATGTACCGGCAGATACGACTTATGAGGAGTGGAAGAGATCTTTTGTGGATGGCGACACAGAAGCAAGAGATAGACTTGGTCTTATTACAAATAATAATAAAGCAGATCCGAAGTATTACGATTTTAAAGGAAAAGATTTAAAAACAGTTGAACAGGAAATAAGTCAGAATGATTATGAAACAGCTGTTATATTTGAGGATGGAAAAGCAATCAGCTGCCAGCTTGGTAATGAAGACACTATAAAATTTACGAAGCATCAGTTAAAATTGATGAAAGGAAACGATGTTACACATAACCATCCATTGAGCACACCACCATCACCGGAAGATCTGTATCTGTTGGTAGATCATAAAGTCAGAAGTTTTAGAACCTGTGGGAAAAATGGTGCATATGTGTTAGAATATAATGAAAATATACAGCAACTTCCAACAAGTGATAAATTTAGTGATGATTATAACCGGCTGTTATATCAGTTAAAACCTAAAATAATCGAGCAATATTATAACGGACATAATGAACAGGAAGTACTTGTGAAACTGGGCGAAGAAATTTGGAATGAATTATACAAATTATATGGAGTAAAGCCTAGATTTGAGAGGAGATGAATCGAATGTCGCGAGAAATAGATAGATATCAATTGAAATCTTTATTTCCCATTTGCCAAGACTGTAAAAAAATTAAATTTGATGGAATTCCGTATTCGTGTAAAGCATATCCAAAGAAAAACGGAATACCGCCGGAAATCTGGAACGGTAAGGTTAAAAAATGTGACCATTATGAACCAAAAACCTAGGGTATAGTGTGCAGCCTATCCGAAAGAAAAGGGAATACCACCAGTCAGAAATGGCATGGTGGTATTTTTATACCCAAAATCAAAAGTTGCACCGGTGCAACCGCAAAATGTAAAACGACGGAAACAGGATTGTAAGCAGCAGTCCTGTTTTTATATTGTCCGAAGCCTTATGACATGAAAACTGCCGGCAGAATCCCATATCAGGGAAATAATGATAAGCGTGGCTGCAAATAAAGCCAGAAAGGAAGTAACCCATGAAGTTAGAGGAATTGTTAGGAGAAGAACTGTATAAACAGGTCGAAGAAAAGATCAATGCGGCAAATGCGAATGAACCGGACAAGCTGAAGCATATCAGGTATGCAGATCTGTCAGAGGGCGAGTATGTCAGCAAAGGAAAATATGATACCGCCGTGGCAGAAAAAGAGAATCTTGCCGGTCAGATTAAAACGCTCAACACTACGATCGGAGATCTGAAAAAGAACAATGCAGACAATGAAGCATTGCAGAGTACTATTACAGACCTGCAGGCGAAGCTGAAAGACCAGCAGACAGCCAATGAGCAGATTTCAAAGACCTATGCGTTGAAAGATTCCCTCACAAAGCAGGGAGTGCTTGATCCGGACTATCTGATTTATAAAGCGGGCGGACTGGACAAGTTTACGTTTGACAAAGAAGGTAAGCCGGTCGGCGTGGAGGATGCCGTGAAACCGTATAAGGAAGATAAAGCTATGGCGCATCTGTTCAAACAGGAGCAGCCAAAACCGCCGTATCAGCCGCAGGGTGGTGCCGGAGGAAGTGGAACGGTAAATCCATTTGCAAAAGAGACGTTTAATCTGACCAAACAGGGTGAACTTTTAAAATCCAACCCGGAGCAGGCAAAAGCAATGGCAGCAGTCGCCGGAGTAACAATTTAGAAAGAGAGGTAACTATTTATGGCAATTACAAAAATTGCAGACGTGATCGTACCGGAGTTATTTAATAAGTACGTGATTAACAGAACCATGGAGCTGTCCGCGTTTTTTCAGAGCGGGATCGTGGTAAACAGTCCGGAATTTGATACATTAGCAAGTGAAGCCGCAAGAACCCACAATATGCCGTTCTTCGAGGATTTACAGGGAGAATCCGAGCCGACACTGGAGGATGTAAAGATGACACCGGCAAAGATCGGTTCTAACAAAGATGTATCCACCACAATTCTCCGTCAGAAAATGTGGGCTGCCACAAATCTTTCTGCAGCATTAGCAGGTGCAGACCCGATGAAAGCAATCGGTGATCTGGTGGCACAGTACTGGGCGCGCGATATGCAGAAGGAATTGATTGCGATTCTTGCGGGCGTATTTGGAACCACCACGGCAGATCCAAGCGGAACACCGAAAGCGGAGACCAGAATGGCAGATCATATTCTTGATCTGACCACAGGAAAAGCAGAGGCTGCAAAGCAGATTAGCGCATCTGCATTTATCGATGCATGTCAGATGCTTGGAGATGCACAGTCGCAGCTTACCGGTGTGGCAATGCACTCTGCTACAAAATCTTATCTGAAAAAGCTGAACCTGATCGAGACAGAGCGTGATTCTACAGATGTTGAGTTTGACACCTATCAGGGCAGACGTGTGACCGTAGATGATGGATGCCCGGTTGCTGATAATGTATACACAACATACCTTTTCGGTAATGGAGCAGTTGCTTACGGCAATGGTTCTCCGGTCGGTCATGTTGCTACTGAGGTGGACCGTGACAAGCAGACTGGCGGCGGTGTGGATTATCTGATCAACCGTAAAGCATTTATCCTGCATCCGAGAGGAATCGCGTACACCGGGACAAAACGTGAGCATGTGGAGACTCCGACGAGGGCAGAACTTGCAATGGCAGAGAACTGGAATCCGGTATACGAACCGAAACAGCTTCGTATCGTTGCAATTAAGCATAAGATCGGGTAGCCTATGGATCTGGCAAAATTAAAGGCACTTCTTGGGATTGAGGATGATTCTAAGGATATGGTACTTGAATTTGTCATTGCAGATGTGGAGGAAATCATAAAAAACTATTGCCATGTGGAGAAAATGCCGGATGGATTGATAAACACCGGCTATCGCATGGCAATGGATCTGTATCGGAATGAAAATATTGGAAGTGAGTCGGCAGCAGTCGGCACGGTTTCCTCTATTTCTGAGGGGGACACTTCTACTTCATTCCGTCAGTATGTGGATGACAATTTCAAAGACACGGTGTTGAAAAATTATGAATCCTCGTTGAAACGATACAGAAAGGTGGCGTGGAGATGATCTCAGATGCAATTAAAAAAAATGCAGGCAATGGCAAGGAAGGCACAGGAAGAGACATACGATGGGAAATGCACAGTAACGGAATTTCAGCCGATCAAAGATTCGAGAACAAAGATCACATCGGAAAAGGAAGTGGTTGTGTTAGAGGATGAGCCATGCCGCCTGTCATATTCGAATGTCAGTGCAGTAGACCAGACGGAAGCTGCCGCAAAGACGGCACAGGTCACAAAACTGTTTCTGTCCCCGGATACACAGATCAAGTCTGGAAGCAAGATCGCAGTCACGCAGGCAGGCATCACACGTGCATATGAATGCAGTGGTGTACCTGCGGTTTATCCGACGCATCAGGAGATTGTGCTTACACTGTCAGAGAGGTATGCATGATGGCAGGAATGGGAAGTTTTAATATCCGGGGACTTACGGAGCTGCAGAGAGAAATGGAAAAGCTGCAGGATCCGAATGCGTTTGTGGAGGCGTGCGCGAAGGAACTGGTAGCAAGGCTTTTAACTTTAGTGATCAAAAGAACGCCGGTTGGGGATTATTCAAAAGAAATTGAAGTGACGGCACAGCGAAATTCTAAAAATCACAAAAAAGGTGATGTTTATAAAAAGAGGGTTAATCCATCCGGAAGAAAGGGCGGAGTACTCCGGCGGGGATGGATTTCAAAAACACAGGAAGAAGCGGCAAGCAAAAAAAGTAAATCCACTGCACAGGAAATTCTGCAATATGTCAACGGTGTAAAAATCAGTCGAACGGGGAAAATTTTAAAAATCGAAATCGACAATCCGGTCAAATATGCCGACTATGTTGAATACGGCCACAGGACAGCAAATCATAAAGGCTGGGTAAAAGGGCATTTTATGATGAAGATTTCCGAACAGGAGTTACAGAACATGGCACCGCAGATCCTTGAACGAAAGATCAGAAAATACCTTGGGGATATCATGAAATGATAAATGAAATTATAGATGCAATCAGCATTGCCTTAGACAACGAGTTTGGGGA